CTGATTCCGTTTATTAAAAAGGCTGCATTTAGGTATATGCAGTTTGATCCTGAGCGTTATCCTTCTGTGGATCTTAACTTTGTTCCTACAGCCACGCTTGGCATTATTGCCCGTGAATATGAGCAACAACAGTTTATCGCTCTATTGCAGACGCTTGGGCCAAACACACCAGTATTGCCGTTGATTATGAAGGGTATTGTCTCTAACAGCAGTTTGAGCAATAAAGCAGAGCTTATGCAATCCCTTGAGCAGCTCAGCAAGCCTAATCCACAAGCGGCACAAGCTCAGCAGATGCAACAACAGCTTGCAATGCAGGCGGCACAGGCTCAAATCGCTGTGGATACCTCTCAAGCAGAGCAAAACCGTGCTGAAGCAGCTAAAACCATGATGGAAGCTCAGCTAATGCCTCAAGAAATGAAAGCTAAGGTGGCAGCATCATTGACAAGGAATCTACCAACCAGTGATGACCTAGCCTCTAAAGAATTTGATAAACGTGTAAAAGTGGCTGATTTGATGCTTAAAGAGGCTGATATTAAAAATAAAGCACGTATTGTTGAACTACAAATGTCTAAACATATGCAGGACATGAATAAATAATGGATCGTGAGCTTCAAGATTATTATGAAAACCGCTTCGCCATGATGGGCACAAAGGCGTGGAAAGACTTACTTGAAGATGTTGAAAAGATGGTGACAAGTTTACACAATGTCTCGGTAATACAGGACGAGAAAGATCTTTTCTTTAAAAAGGGAGAACTTTCTATCCTTACGTGGCTACAAACCTTGAGAGAGGTCAGCGAAAAAGCGTACGAGGAACTAAATGAAAAGAATATATGAATATGTCTGTGAAAACGGACATCACAGCGACAAACTTACTGATTATGAGACAGAAAGTATTAGCTGTGAGTGCGGTAAGTTAGCTTATCGTGCTTTATCTGCTCCTGCTATTAAGCTAGAAGGATGGTCGGGATCATTTCCCGGTGCTGCCAACAAGTTTGATCGCATACATCGTGAAAAGCTGAAAGCGGAGCAAAAGGCGAACTCATAAATACGAATAGTATCGGGTTCATTTATTATCCTAAAACCCGTAGGGGCAGGAAAAGGAATCAGTATGTTGATTGAAAATGAAGATGAGACTCTTAGTGAGTTGGAAACAGTAGAGAAACAGCAAGAGCAAGTTAAACCTGAAGTTGCAGCGTCAGAGATCCCTGATAAATACAGGAATAAATCGCTAGATGATGTAATTAAGATGCACCAAGAAGCTGAAAAAATGATTGGTAGACAAGCTCAAGAGGTTGGAGAAATCCGTAAACTCGCTGATGAACTGGTTAAGAATAACCTCAAAACAAACACTCAAAATACTCAAGTAGAACCGGAGGTTGACTTCTTTGAAAACCCCCAACAAGCAATTCAGAAAACTGTTTCGTCACACCCCGATGTTCTTGCTGCACGTGCTGCGGCACAAGAGCTAAGGAAAATGCAGACGCAACAAAAGATAGCGACTTCGCATCCCGATTATACGGAAATCATTAAAGATCCGGGTTTTGCTGAATGGATTAAAGGCTCACCTGTACGGGTGGAACTTTATACAAAAGCAGATTCTGGGTACGATTTTGCAGCCGCTAATGAACTGCTTTCAACCTACAAAGAACTTAAAAGCATTAAGTCAAAACAAGCTGAAGATGCTGGTGAAGCCACACGGAAGCAAAACCTTAAAGCTGCAAGTGTCGATGTAGGTGGAACGGGAGAAGCCTCTAAGAAAATCTACAGGCGTGCTGACCTTATTCGGCTAAAGATGACTGATCCTCAGCGTTATGAGATGCTTGCTGACGAAATAATGCAGGCTTATAACGAGGATCGTGTTAGATAACCTACTTTATAGGAGTATATAAATGGCAACCGCATTTTCCCCCGCAAATAATACAACTTCTACGACAGCAGCTAATTTTATCCCTAAGCTGTGGTCTGATGAAATCATTGCTGCATATAAAAAGAACCTAGTTCTGGCTAATGTAGTAAAGCGCATGAACTTCAAAGGCAAGAAAGGTGACACCGTTCACATTCCTTCTCCTACCCGTGGTTCTGCTTCCTCCAAAGGCGCTACCAACGCTGTTACGTTGATCGTTAACACTGAAGGTGAAGTGCAAGTGTCTATCAACAAGCACTATGAATATAGCCGCTTGATCGAGGACATCGTTGAAGTGCAAGCTCTGACCAGCCTGCGTTCGTTCTACACTGAAGATGCTGGCTACGCGCTGGCTCGTCAAGTGGACACGGATCTGGTGCGTCTGGGCCGTTCTTTCAATGGCGCTACTGTCGGTACTAATGACTATGCAACTTCTGCTGCCAGCACCAAGGCTTACATCGGCTCTGATGGTACTACTGCTTATAACAGTTCTACCTCTAACGCTGCTGCCCTGACTGATGCAGCTATTCGCCGTACCATTCAGCGTCTGGACGACAACGACATTCCTATGGACGGTCGTTTCTTTGTCATCCCGCCGTCAAGCCGTAACACTCTGATGGGTCTGGCTCGTTATACTGAGCAAGCCTTCGTTGGTGAAGTCGGCAGCAACAACACCATCCGCAACGGTGAAGTTGGTAACCTGTACGGTATGCCTGTGTTTGTTAGCTCTAACGCTGACTACGGCGCTGGCAACAGCGGTAATGACCGTATTTGCTTGATGGGTCATCGTGATTCGATGGTTCTGGTTGAGCAACAAGGCATCCGTGCCCAGACTCAGTATAAACAAGAATACCTCGGTACTCTGTTTACTTCTGACACCATCTATGGCGTTGCTGCTCTGCGTACCAGTGGAACCGCTGGCGTGGCAACCTCTAGCGGTGCTTACGCTTTGGCTGTACCGGCCTAATTGAAAACACTCCCCTGCTCACAAGGTGGGGGAGTTTTCTTCGGAGATTTAAATGGCAGTTTATCGTTGTTTGCTTAGTGGACAGACAGTAGAGTTTACTCTTCCTCATGATATTGAGTCTATGAAAGGACACGCAGGATATGAGCGTATTGATCAAGTAGAGGAAGCAAACAAGGATGAACAACCAACAATTAGATTTAAACCTGTAGTAAAGACTACAAGACAATCTAAAAAATCAGTTTCTTAATAAGGAATAACCATGAAAAAACCTACTGCCGGACAAAAGAAAGTAACTAAAGTCATGGAAGAATGGAAAGCTGGAAAATTGCATTCCGGAAGCAAACAAGGCCCAACGGTAACTTCTCAGAAGCAAGCAATAGCAATCGCTCTGAGTGAAGCCCGTAAAGCCAAGAAACGTAAATAATCATGGCACTTAAAACATACCTAGAACTCGTTAATGATGTTTTGGTTCGTCTGAGGGAGCCTGTAGTAGAAACTGTAAATGAAACTACTTTTTCTACCCTTATAGGTAAACTTGTTAATGATGCCAAACGTCAAATAAGTGACGCTTATGATTGGGATGCTTTTAATCAAGCAGTCTCTATCACCACCGTTCCCGGACAAGTTGGTTCATATAGCTTGACAGGAGCAGGCAGAAGGTTTAAAATAATGGATGTAATTAACTCAACTGATTACTATCAACTAGAACCTTTGTCGCATTCATCGCATGATCAGTTCTATTACACTACCCCAAATCCTGTTCAAGCACTACCAATGTATTACACCATTCAAGGTGTAGATAGCAATGGTGATAATCAGATTAAGTTCTGGCCTGTTCCAGATAAAGCCTATAATATTCGTTTTAGCCTGATTGTTCCAGAAAACGATTTTGAAAACGATACAGATACAACCAAACTATCAAAAGAACCTATTGTGCTAAACGCCTATGCTCGTGCATTGGTGGAGCGTGGTGAAGACGGTGGTTTGAATAGCTCTGAAGCATACGCCTTGGCTAAGGCGGCTATGGCTGATCTGATTTCTCTTGAACTAGCACGTTCTCCAGAAAACGATTCATTTGAGGCTATATAATGAGCCAAGCACTACAGGCATATTCTATTACAGCCCCCGGCTTTTATGGGTTGAATACACAGGATAGCTCAGTTGATCTAAGTAGTGGTTTTGCTCTTGTGGCAAATAATTGTATTATTGATAGGTATGGTCGTATTGGTTCACGTAAAGGCTGGACAAAACAAAATACAGATTTAAACACTGATGCTGGCACAAACCCGATTAAATGTATTACAGAGTTAATTGCTGATGATGGAACTCCTTATGTGTTAGCAGCAGCGGAGGGGCATCTACTAAAACTTAATGGAAGCTCACTAACAACCCTTACCTATGGTGGCGGTGGAACAGCTCCTACCATAACAGACTCTAACTGGCAAGCTGCGTTTATTAATGGATATGTTGTCTTCTATCAAATAGGACATGAGCCATTACTTTTTAATCCAGATGTATCAACTACTACTTATAGACGAGTTAGCGAATCTTCGGGATATTCAGGAACAGTTCAACAAGCTAACTGTGTTATTGCAGCTTATGGACGAACATGGAGTGCTAATACCACTACAGATAAACAAACAATTCAATGGTCTGATTTAAGTCAACCATTTAAGTTTTCTGGCGGTACATCAGGAACGCTTGATACCCATCAAGTATGGCCTAAAGGATCTGATACGATAACTGCTTTGGCAGCACACAATGGATTCTTATATATCTTTGGATATAACAACATTTTGATCTATCAGGGAGCCACTGATCCATCAACAATGACACTGTATGATGTTGTAACGGGTATTGGCTGTATTGCCAGAGACTCCGTAGCTAATACCGGAACAGATATTGTTTTTTTGTCTTCTACCGGTGTTCGTAGCTTAATGAGAACCATTCAAGAGAAATCCGCACCATTGCGTGATTTGTCTAAGAATGTACGAGATGATCTTATTGATATTCTTATCAATGAAGACAAAGCAGCCATAAAAGCTGTTTATTCTCCTTTAGATGGTTTTTATGTAATGACTCTACCATCTATCCTGTCTGCTTATTGTTTTGACATGAAAGCAGCCATGCAAGACGGATCTGCAAGGGTTACAACATGGGATGGAATAACTCCACAATCATTTTGTAGAAAAGCTGATGGAACTCTTTTGATAGGCAAGAACGGTTATATAGGAAAATATGAAGGGTATCTTGACAACGGAGCAACTTATCGCTTACAATATTATACTAATTACTCTGATTTTGGACAGCCTGTAATGGCTACAATCTTGAAAAAGATCATTGTAAGCGTTGTTGGCGGCTCTAATCAGCCTTTTATCGTTAAATGGGACTATGACTTTAAAGGACAATATCAGTCCTTTGTCACAAGAATCCCCACACAACGTGCCGCTAAATACAATATTTCAGAATATAACACAGAGGCAGAATACTCCAGCGGTATCCTAATCAGGCGCTTAACGGCTTATCCTAATGGTTTTGGACAAACAGTGCAGACCGGGTATGAGACAGATGTTAACGATTCAGCTATCAGTATTCAAAAAATTGAAATATACGCCAAGAACGGCAAAATCGCATAAGGATTACCATGAGTAATTACACCAAAAGTACAAACTTTACATCCAAGGACTCGTTAGCATCTGGAAATCCTTTGAAAATCGTCAAAGGGGCCGAGCTTGACACAGAGTTTAACAATATTGCAGCCGCTAGTGCTACTAAGACTGATAATGCTTCAGCAGGTATCACTGGAGGAACTGTTGCAGGCGTAGCAATTACTGGTAGCACTATAAATAGTTCAGCTATCGGGGGTAGTTCTGCATCAACAGTAACAGGCACAGTAGTTACAGCCAATACAGGCTTTGTAGGAACACTAACAGGCAATGTCACAGGTAATGTAACCGGTAATGTTACTGGAAATGTCACAGGTAATGTCACCGGAGATTTGACAGGCAATGTAACAGCCTCTAGCGGATCTTCTTCCTTTAATAATGTAACCATTAACGGCACACTGGATATGAACTCCGGTAGTGCAGGAACCATCACCGGACTAGCTACTCCGACAAACTCTAGTGATGCAGCCACCAAGTCTTATGTAGATACAGCAGTGGCTAATGTTGTTGATTCTGCTCCAGCTGCTCTGGATACACTTAATGAACTCGCAGCAGCCCTCGGTGATGACGCTAACTTTGCTACCACAGTCACTAACTCGATTGCTACAAAAGTAAGCAAATCTGGCGATACCATGTCAGGTAATCTGGCAATGGGAACCAACAAAGTTACCGGATTGGGATCACCCTCAGCATCCACTGATGCAGCCACTAAAGGGTATGTAGATACTGCTGACGCTACTAAGCTAGATTTGGCTGGTGGAACCATGACAGGTAATATCGTCATGGGCAGCAATAAAGTCACCAGCACGGCTACACCAACAACTGATGATGATCTAACTCGTAAGGCTTATGTGGACAGCATCCTTGGTTCTGCCACAGCAGCAGCCACTAGCGCAGCCGCAGCAGCCACAAGTGCCACTAACGCATCCAATAGTGCAACCAGTGCTGCAACCAGCGCAGCAGACGCAGCAGCCTCTTATGATAGCTTTGATGATCGCTATCTCGGTGCTAAGTCTTCTGCTCCTACGTTGGACAATGACGGTAATGCTCTTCTTACAGGAGCTATCTATTGGAACTCTTCAAGCAGTGATTTGTGGATCTGGACAGGATCTGCATGGTCTCAAGCTACGCTGACTGCTGCTGGGTTCCTCACAACGGCTAATAACCTATCTGACTTAGCCAGCGCATCTACAGCACGCACTAATTTAGGTCTTGTTATCGGCACTAACGTACAGGCATGGGACGCTGATCTGGACACATGGGCTACTAAAACTGCCCCATCTGGAACCGTAGTTGGCACAACAGACACGCAAACCCTTACCAACAAAACCCTGACCAACCCAACGGTCACCAACTACCTTGAAACCGTAGTCACAGCCAACACCTCAACGGCTTACACCATTGACATCACCAACGGTACTGTGCAGATATTGACATTGACAGGGAATTGCACCTACACATTCCCAACCGCTACGGCAGGAAAGTCTTTCATGTTGCTGCAAAAGCAGGACGCTACAGGCTCACGCACAGTGACATGGCCCTCCAGCGTCAAATGGCCTGGAAGCACAGCACCAACAATTACTGCTACGGCATCCAAGGGTGACAAGTTTGTTTTCACGGCTGATGGAACCTATTGGTGGGCTTCAACTGCTGGTCAGAACTACCTGTGAGGTGAATGATGTTTAGTGGAAATTCAAGTGGTGGTGGCCCGGTAACAGGGCAGCAAGCGTACACAACCGCTGGGACATATTCTTGGGTCGCTCCTGCTGGGGTGACTTCTGTTTCTGTGGTTGCTGTTGGCGGCGGCG